TTATAATATTGATATTGAACAGGAAATAAAAAACAAAATACAAATAAACAAACAAAGAGCTAAAAATGGAAAATAGTAAAGATTATTACAGATTTACAGCGTTAAGATTCCTGGCTAACTCAATAGCTTTATTAGAGGATATAGAGGACTTAAAAGAAACTAAGTTATATTCAAGAGAGTTAAAACACTACGCTAATAAATTTATATATGAATTAGAAAAGGCTGTAGTACCTTTAGAGAATGAGTTAGCTAAAAACAATGAGATTGGAATAGTTGATGAGATTACTAAAGTAGTAAGAGAGTTTAATAAAAGTGTTACTAATCAGTATTTAGGTAAATGATAATTATGAAAGACAAAGCAAAAGAAGAAATTATTAATTTACTTAAAACAGTTAACTTATTTGCTACTGGAGAAGTTAAAACAAATAAACACATAAGTAAAATGAGAAATAGAAAGTGTAGTAAATGTAAAGAAGATATAAAATACGAAGATATGTGTTATACTCAAACTTATAAGCTTAAAAATACTAGTAAACAGTTTCAATCTTCATTTCATATAAATTGTATATAACGCTACAACTAATAACCGCCTTTTTTAGGGTTGTTATTAAGTGCGTGTTATATGTAGCGTATTATTAACAGCTAAAAAACAACTATGAAAAAGATCATTTTACATCTATGTGCAGATATTGGAAGCGATAGTAGATATTACCAATTAGACGATAATTACGAAGTTATAAAAATAGGCGTTGAAATAGGCGTTGAAAACTACACTCCTCCAAAAAACGTATATGGCGTAATAGCTAACCCTGTTTGTACAGAGTTTTCAAACATACAGGGAAAAAAAGTTGGTGAAAAAGATTATGAAAAAGGAATGTTTTTAGTTAATCATTGCCTTAGAATAATTGAAGAGTGTAAGCCTACGTTTTGGATAATAGAAAATCCCGCTAAAGGTGACTTGCATAAATTCTTAGGTAAACCCGTTTTAAAATACCAACCTTGGCAATATGGTAGCCCGTGGACTAAGGAGACTGCTTTGTGGGGTGAATTCAATATACCTAAGAAAGTGTTTGATAAGTGGGAGGACGTTCCAAAAAATGAAAAGTTGTACATAAGACCAACAAGAAAAAAACCTTCACTAGCTATACTTCATAAATCAAGTAAGAATTTAATCCCTGAAATGGATTGGGCGAAACATTTGATAAATGACGATATGAGCATAAGGAGCTGGTGTAGTCAGGGATTTTCCAAAGCATTATTCGAAGCGAATAAGTGAGTTGCATATAACAACCTTGTAAAGAAAGCTTGAGCGATGTTTTCCGTTTGGAAAATGTTCTTTTACAATTCTGTTATATTTTTATTATATTTATTTACTATGAAAGTTGAGGAGATTAAAGTAGGTGAAAAGTTTTATTATAAAAACGATTGGTATAAAGTTATTAAATCAGATGAAACTTTCACATACAGTAATAAGATTGACAATGATGGGTATAGATATTTGCTTTTAAATGATGTTGAGGTAAGTATGGTAAAAGATGAATACTTTACTAAAAACCCTGATCATAAAATAATATAATATTATGGCAAGTAAAGGCAGACCGAGAATAGAATTAAAAGACTTACCTAAAGACTGGGAAGAGTCTATAATTAACCTAGCAAAGAAAGGAGCTAGTATAGTAGAAATAGCTGTAGATTTAGATATAAGTAGGAATACATTAAAGGCTTTAAGTGAAAGAGATGAACATTTTTTGACCACCATAAAAAAGTGTAAGAGATATTGTGAGGCTTGGTGGTTAGGAAAAGGACGTACAGAGTTAGAAAATAGAGACTTCTCTTATACTGGTTGGTATATGAATATGAAGAACCGTTTTAATTGGGCTGATAAAAAAGAGATTAAAGAAGAGAAGAAAGTAGAAACAACTTTTGATTATAGCAACCTAGATGCAGAAACACTTAGAACAATTATTAAAGGGGTTAAACCTAACGAAAATACAGAGTGAACTTTATAAGAAGTCTTTTTATGACTTTAGTTTAGATGCTTTTAAGTCTTTACACAATGGGCAAGAGCTTACACCTAACTGGCATATAAAGCTATTATGTGATAGGTTACAAATAGAGGCTGAAAGAATAGTAAATGGAGGTCAAAGAGGTAAACATCTATTAATTAATGTACCACCTAGAACGCTAAAGAGTGAATTAGTAAATGTTTTCTTTAGTGTTTACTGCTGGATATTAAAAGACTCAATACAGTTTATTAGTTCTAGTTATTCAGCAAGTTTATCTATTGTACTTTCTACACAGTCCAGGAGGTTAATTGAGTCCGATTGGTTTATAGATCATTTCCCTGATATACATTTATCTAAAGACGAGAATACTAAAAGTAGATTTACAACTACTAACGGAGGTTTAAGGTACTCCACATCCACAGGCGGAACGGTAACGGGTATGGGTGCAGATGTAATAGTAATTGATGACCCACAAAACCCACAGCTAGCACGATCAGAGGTAGAAAGGGATAACTCTAATAGATTCTTTAATGAAACTCTAAGAAGTAGATTAAACAACCCCGACAAAGGTATTTTTATTGTAATTATGCAAAGATTACATGAGAACGATATGACAGGAATGTTATTAGAGAAAGAGCCTCATAACTGGGAGCATATCTGTTTACCAGCTGAGGTAAGTGATAATGTAAAACCAATTGAGTTAAAAGAACTTTATGTTGATGGGTTACTATTTCCACAAAGATTAAGTGAAAGAACCTTAGATGGTTTTAAAATGGGTTTAGGTTCGTATGGTTATAGCGGTCAATACTCACAGTTGCCATCACCTAGTGAGGGAGGTATCTTTAAAGGCTCATGGTTTAAGACTATTAAAGAAATACCTAATAATATTAAATTAGATCAGTTAAAGTGGGATTTCTATTTAGATACCGCATACACAAACAAACAAGAGAATGATGCTACAGCAATGTTATGTGCTGCATTTCACAATAACGAGCTATACATAAGAGAAGTGAGGGCGGTTAGAATGGAATTTCCCGAGCTAATTAAAGAGATTGAAAACTTTACAGCTGTTAATGGCTACACTAATAGAAGTCGTATATATGTAGAGCCTAAAGCAAGTGGTAAAAGTATTGTACAGATGCTTAAACGGTCTACAGGTTTAAACATAATGGAGGATAAACCACCAACCCAGGATAAGATAAGTAGAGCAAGTAGTATATCGGCTTTTGTTGAGAGTGGCAGAGTAAGTATGTTAGATGGTAGATACATAGATACTTTCTTAAATGAGCTTAAAGGCTTTCCTAATGCTAAACATGATGACATGGTAGATGTTTTAATAATGGCTATTGATAGAAACACCAGCAGACGTAAAAAAGTTAGAGCTATGTCATAAGTTTACTATTAAAGTGCAATACATTACACTAATTCTTATAAATAACCTTTAATGATTAACAAATAATAGTTTAAGTGCAATACATTACACTAATAGATATTAAATCGTTAAATTGGTAATTCGCGAATCAAAAAATTTAATAATTTAATGATTAAAGTTAGAAGGAGATTAAGCAAATCAGAGGCTGAGTATTTAGGATTAAAAATAAAAGAGAAAGAGAAAGGAGGTCATAAAGGTAGATACCAATTAACAGAGGATCAACTTTATAAAATACTACTATACAGAGCTAAACCAAACAAAAGAAAGTTTGTTGAAACTATTAAGAAGTTAGACAAAAACGGTCGTACGATATCCAGTACAGAAAAACTACAAAGTAAACCTATTGATATTCCTGATAACTTTGAGGTTATTAAGGTTAGTACGTCTAAAACTACTGGTCAGCAGTGGATTCAATACGCGCCAAAAAAAGAGGATGTATTAGAAGCTGTTGAAAGCTTTGACTTTAAAAGTATCATAGATAAGTATATTAAGCCATTAGACGACTTAACAGTTAATACAGTAACATCTAATAGTATAAACACTAAAGACTTTGATAAGCTTATTATTACAGAT